CAAGGAAAGAACTTATGCAGAATGGACAGCTTGATCAAGCTCGGATGGATAATGCAGTCAAATTATTCATGTCAGAGTATACAAATCGCACGTCACCACTAAATACGTGTTATGAAGGAGCAAGCTCGCTTAATACCCTAAGCAAGTCACCCGGCTGCACCATAGTTCAAGGTAATTTCAAGAAAAAGCGAGATGTCCCGCTCAAGGAATTACTTCTTTGTCAAACCGCTCTTTACAACCATGATTTTGGAATTTTGCCGCCCACCAAAATTGCACCCAAACCGAGTGTTGTTAAGAGAAATGCTCCACCAAAGGAAAGATTTATCTACGTGGTACCTTTTGGTGTTGTAGCAAGTGAAGCTCGATGGGCTTATCCTGTTTATCAACTCTTCAAATCAACCAAGTTCCCCAAGTCTATGGGATGTGGTTTTTCAATTTTCGAAGGTGATTATTCGAGAATTAGAACACATTTTAAGAAGCCTTGGAGTTTAGACTGGTCAGGATTTGATTGGAGTGTAACCAGAATGGAAATCGATGCCGCATATAATATCATCAAATTATTGTGCCCTCCATCAAATCGATATGATGAACGCGTTTTCGAGGGTATTCGATCATACCACTTGAACGCCAAAATAACATATGGCGAATATGAAACTTCAGATATGGGAATCCTCTCCGGCATGGCAGGTACGCATGTGTTAGATACAATTATTGCGAAACTCCGCATTTTGTATATATTCCAAAAACCCATGCAGTCCATGCATTATGGCGATGATACATTAATTGATGACCCAGATGTAAATGTACTCAATTCTGAAGTTGCCCAAACACCCTGGCGCATCAAACAAGAAGCAAGCAGACACGGGATAGATTGGCTCGGCCTACGACTTGACAAAACCTGGGAAGTCGTTGATATGGACAAGAGGCTAGCCAAGCTGTGCATCCCGCTCCAACCTGACAAGACTGTTTCGGACGTTGTGGAAAGGTTACAGGGACACCTTTTCTGTTCAGGCACTGGTGAATATGCTAAACTCTTGCGAGAAATTCTCGATGAATGCGCAATTGTCCAAGTCGAACCAAGATGGGATCGATTATCTGCTTGGGCTTTGGATGATCGGGAAATACAGTTTAAAGCAACCGACTGGAGGGATATTGAAGGAAGGCTTAAAATCTACTTCTAATCACGCTACGCCGTGGGGCCTTGGGCATTTTTGTCTAGAAAAAG